TGGTTCGTTTGCAATTGGGCTAAGATCTAAGCGTAATGCACGATAAGAAATATGAATACCGGCACGAATATTTTTGAGTGGTTGGCCTGTAATTGAGTTTCTAAGAGCTTCCGCACCAATTAAAATAGCGCCATCACTATAAACTAATAAGTCTGGGTCTGGGCGACCTGTACCATAAGCAATAGGTTTATCTAAAATACCAAGGGGGGAGAAGTCCGATACTTTAATACTACCAGCCATACCACGCAAATATGTTCTAAGATTAAAGAATCTATCTCCGTTGCTCTCTGTAATTGTAGAAACAACTGCACCAACAGTTTCGTTGATTCTAGCAACAAAAGCGTCTAGGCTATCTGTGGTTGCTAGAATGTCTACAGACTTATCATTACCGTTAAAGAATAAACTTATAGTTTCACCAGCCAAGTCTGGAATAGTTTCATCGTTGCCTTCGTCTGTCAAGATATCAGCAGCTGTATAATCAACACCGTTTAGACTTTCAAATAGTGCAAGCAAAGAACCTCGTACTTGCAAGCTGATTGATGCGCCTTTGAGCACTGTCTTAATATTTAGTGCATTAGCATTACCATTTACACTAGAGATTACAAAGTCTGTTACGCCATCTGCTACTAGCGCATCTGATATCGCTGTAATAAGAGCAGCAACGTTTGCGTAATTAGGCCCTGCTGTAAATGTGTATTCATTCCCGATAACATCACCGTTTGTTAGTAATAGCTTAAGCTCTAAACCATCTGCTCCCAGAATAGCTTGATCAACATTTTTCAATACTAAGCTAATTGAACCGCCTGTTGGCGCAATATAACCGAAAGCACCTGTATCAATTTCAATAGAAACCTCAGCAAAGGTAGAGGTTTCGTTAACGGAATTAATATTTTGTGCGCGGAAAAAAGCGTTCTTAGGTCCAAAAGGATTAGGTGATGTCAGTTCACCTAATTTGAAATCGAGGTATCGTTGATCAACAATATTACCTTGAGCATCATAGACACTATTAGCTGTATCGACTGTTACTAATTTAAAACGGTTTGCTTCTACTTGTGCAACTTGTACGCCAGATACTGAGCTACCAAATGGGCCATTTGCGAAAAATAGATCACCATTAGCAAATCTAGTAGCACCCTTGAGAGGTATATCTCTTTGTGAGCCTCCACTTGTAAATGTAACGGCACTTGGGCGTGTAATTTCAATATTAGAAACATCGGTGGCATCAACTGATCCAGTTACCCAAATTGGTGGTATCTTACCTTGTCCAAGATAGCTATCTGCATCTCCAGAGATGGCACTAATATCGTCAGCATTGAAAAACTTACCACGACTATAAACGATATAAGGGGATACAGTAACGTTATTAGCTGACTCATCTTGTGTTTTAAAGCCAGAACCTTCAACTCTATAGGTTTTAGCAGCTAACCCCCAAGCAATATGATTTGCGTTATTACCACCACTTTGGAATCTTAGTGTAACACTACTTCCAGCGCCATATCGCTGACTTAATAATAAAATACCGTCTGTTGGGCCAAGATTTGGGACATTTAATTGAATAGCGTGGGCAAATTCAAATCCCATTTCTGTGTTAATAGCCTCTGCCAAGTCGGCATAAGAGGCTAGGTTCACACTTATATTAAGTAATTTGTCAGATACAACTTGAGTACGAGAAATAACATCTACTGCGACATTAAAGCTTACAGCGTAGTTGTTAGGCGCACCATAAAGAAATACCCCAGCTTTATATGAAAAATTAGCGTAAGCTAAAAATGCACTGCTTGGTCTAATTGGCAAAATATCATATTTCTTACCATTAGACAACGCTACTTGAACTTCATCAGATAACACGGACATTTGTGTGGAGTCCGCCTTTGATGTTGGAAAGTCAATAACTTCTACAGACTTTGAAATCTGTTGATATGTAATATCATTTCCCTGAGAGTCTTTTAGCTTTGAATCGGTAGTTAAAGATCCGTTTTGATCTAAAAGCTCCACAACCTCAAATGCAGGTCCGACAACACAAGGAACAAGATTGGGTGCAGAGATGGTTGGTGAATTGGTTGTAATCCTTTGAGTAATTTCTACCCCAGGCTTTCTTACGCTATCTACCATGGTTAGTCTCCCTTATAGTTTTGTTTTGTTACAGCATCTACTTTTAATTGAATATCGTCATTTTTGTATGATGGGTTTCTTACTTCCCACTTATGAGGAATAAAGAATGGTACAACAACTTGTACGTTTATTGCACTCCCATCTACAACATCTGGAAGTATGCCACCTGGAGACGACTCTCCACCTATTGTTACATCGTGGCCTATTCTAGTAAATGGTCCGTTTCTTTGGAGAAAAACCTGTAACGCCTTTATATTAGACGCCACAAACCATGCTATTCGTGATGCTTCTAAACCTGTTCTACTTACGCAGTTAAAAACAGCATTACAACTAATGATATCTCTATGCACTTTATTGCCCGTAGATATCTTGATTGTTTCTAGATTATTCATGCTCGTATTAAGATATGCTGCTTGACTATTAACACATACTATTGCGGGGCGTCTAGCTAAAGATTCAATCGTTAGTGGATATTGCCCTGTTATCGTAATTTCAGTGTCTTCAATGTCCGGCGACCACCTATACTTACCAGATTCACATTGTGCAAATAGCCCTTGTAGAAATCCAATAAGAACTCGCATAGAATGTGCGATAGGATCGTAAAAAGGATCGTACTCACGGTTCTTTGGATCAAAGTCTAAAGGTTTATTTACGTTTATCATGTTTAGCCTAAGTAGTGTGAAGCGGTCTTCTCATTTTTAGTATAATTGTTTTGTTGGAGTTTGGCAATCGTTGTTGCAGTACCAGCAAGAGCTAATGCGGGTAATATATACTTTAAACGATCTTTTGGATCTACTTTAGCAAGTGTTGGTCCAAACTTCTTACGAATTAATTTAGACGCACCATAACCAGCACCGGCACCTGCTGCGGATCCACCTACCATTAAACCTAGATCTCTAAGTCTATTACCATGCTCTGGCGTGTGTTCTGCTAGCTTAACGCCATCAAATATGGGTGTATCATAAATATCACCATGCAACTCGGATATTATTCTAAAGAGTCTTCCATTCATACTATGTTCCTATGTCTGATTTGGGGTTATAAGATCTGGGGGATGTCACATACTCACTAGGCCATGTAATTGGTAAAGCAAATTCTATGTCACCCTCCGTAATCTTGAATAAGTTTAGATTTTGTTGAACAGGTGATCGCAATCTCTCCGTATTTTGAACACTTTGGACTCTCCAACGAGTTCCTTCTCTTTCAACAAGAATATCTCCAGGTTTTAGTATAGGATACGCTATTGTTTTCGCTCCTGTCAAAGCCCCGTTAGATATAATTTCCTCACGAACTTCTTTATTCTTTGCGTAAGGATCTATTTGTATATAAATCAATAAAGGGTAATGATACCCTCTTATAAATCCTGTATTATAGCAAGTTTTACAAGATGAGACAGTTCTACGCTGACTAATCACGTCAAAACATACGCATCTTTGCCCAAACGTTCTAAGTGGGAATAGTAAACATGGTCTACCCGTAAACTCACGCAATTGAAGATTAAACAATCTTATCATCTCAATAGCGTCAAAAGGAAGTCGTGCTGAAAGATTTTTAGCGGGAGATTCAACAGTTGTGTTGTTCAACGTGTCTTTACAAGTAACTCTATAATAAAGCTGTCTCCACGACATTCTTCGTGGAGCTATGTTATCCCTAACATGATACCTATCTACAAGAGGACCTGCCACAATTTCAAAGGGACCTGCAGGAGATTCTCCCCGTTCAACAAAGAACTCGTATTTAAGTATATCATCAGTATTGGAATTTATACTCCAAGATACGTCAATATAATTTAGATCAAAGCTATCTAAAACAAGTTCTTTAATACTTATCATTTAGTCCTCTTTTATTATATCAAGGTCTGACAGGTATATTTTTAATAGTCGTGACTAGATTTTTATAAGCATTTGGTAAAGAGCTACCTAAAACTCCTCCCGCTACCGCTCCCGTCGCAGTGGACGCTAATACGGATGTCATTGGATTTTTTCTAGACCAATCTTCCGCTTGATTTTTAGCATTGCTTATCAACGCCCTAGTTTTTTCAGGCAGCGTTCCTTCAACAGGTTGTGGAGGTGGTATTGGGTCATTTCTTTTACCTACGTATTGCTGTCTTAAATACTCACTAGTGGCTCCCACGGCTGCACCAGTGACTGCTCCAGCTACACGATATGGATCAATACTAGCATGCTTCTTAAAATTCTTAGTTTGATTACTATTAGATAAGGCACCTTCTAAAACATTTGCCAAATTTCTATGATCGGCTAAGTCAGAAGGCTTCATGAAGAGTCCGGCGGTTTTTACATGACTGTCAATGGGACGAGGAATATCTTCTGTCTTTAATCCTCTCGCCTTTAGAGTTTGCATTCTCAGTGCTTTTTCCTTTAGTGCCATGCTTGTAGGCCTAAGAGCTCTTGATGCCATAATCATATGTCGGTTTCCGCTAAGAACACCTCCCATACCCAATGTCTTACTAGCGAGATCAGTTCTATTGACACTAGAGAATCTTTCAGGCTGTAAATCCTCCAAGGCGGAAGCTTGCTTGTATAGAACATCCACAACACTTTCATCTTTAAACCATGTCATGATTAACCTCCAAATCCTTTTGGTCCACCCGTAAGGCGGGCCTTAAGAGCAATATTGTCATCGTCATCTTCATTTGTACCCATATAGAATAAATGAAAAACGTCTTGAGAGTCGAGTACAATATTAATACCGGTCAAAAGAATGGCACCAACTGTTCCGTCGTTATTCTTATAATTACGTACAAATTCAGCTAATCTCATTCCGGCTGCGTAGCCGTGGAACATAATACATTGCAGCATATTCATACGTAGAGTACCAACATCACTATATCCAGTGAACTGCTTATCGGGTTCGGCATTCCCGCCAATAGCATTATATGTTGAGCCTGCAAACGCATTTATTAAATATGGGGGACTCCCTACGGGAGGTTTTGGTCCTGTGAGGGGGGTATCTGCTGGTGTAGCCATATTATCTCCTTATCTAAATACCTTGTCGAATACATCGTAGTACCCGCCGATAAAGTAATAGTCTGATTGAATTGATTGTCCATCAAACCCCATTGCGAGATTCATGGATATTTTAAAGTCTTTTTTCTTTTGTTCGTATGTAGACCTAAACATACCAATCCACTGCATAATCATAGGCGCTTTATCAGACGCTTGTACGCTTATACCGCCATCACTGTAGTTAAGTTGATTACGTGTTTGTAGCATACCAACTGATTCTAAAATTGATATAACTGTTCCCCGCATAAGCAAGTGTCTATATGGAAAGTTCTCAACATTGTACGCACCTAAAAAAGGAGGAGTGTTGTTAATGTCGTCTAGTGTATCAATTACAGCCCACGCAATCATTCTATCGCTAGTCTCTTCACCATCGATAAGACGATTGAGCTCTGGGTAATCACGTAAATACATACGTACTTGAGATACAAAACTAGCTAGACTTTGTTGGCTTGCACGAGACATTATCTTCTCTTTCTTTTAGAGCTTACTTGTTTTTGTTGTGGCGCATCAGCGGGCTCTTCAACCGTTTCTTCAGGATCATTTTCTGAAGGTGTTAGTAAAAGAGCTTCAATGTCTGCATCAGAGATTTCTTCTTCCTTGTGCTCAACAATTGGTTGTGCTTCTTCTTGTACTTGTTCAACAGCTGGCTGTACCTTACGAACTTCTAAATCAACGGGAAGTTCAATAATTGCAAACTCTTCTTGTCTAATAGTATCAACAATCTTTTTATCTGGAATATGTCTAGCCTTGACAGTTGGATCAGTCAAAATTGATGGATTCATTTTAATTGTTTCATCAGACACGATCACGGGACGATTTGGCATCAAACGAATATTACTTCCGTCTGTGGTAGTAATAGTGAGTGTGCGTGTTCTAATCCCGCGTCTTAATAAGTCTGTAAGCTCTTTTTGAGAGAGTAATTCGATCCTATACATAATGTCTCCGTAGAGGTGTGGTATTCAATTTATGTATAGTATAGTTTGATAATTAAATTAAATCAATAAAGTACAATAATATTCTTAGAATTGTGTAACAAGAGGAGCTACGAAGCTACCATCTGCAAATGCTTGATTTCTAGCACGGCCGAGGTTTTCTTCTGTAGCTGGTAAGCGGCTAAGATATGTAAGACCACTTTGAATTTGTGTTTCATGACCAGGTGTTACAGAACCGCTATAAAGTTCCATCTTAACAAGAGAGTTGAGATTTAAGAATGCCATACCAATGTCTTCCCAACACCAGAATGTAATCTTGTTACCAACTTTGTCTACATAGAACTTTGTGTTATTCAAGATATAAAAACATCCCATGAACTCAGGAGTAGTGAAACCATAAAGATTACCACGACGAAGGATGTCAGTCTTAATTGTTCTAATAAAGCGACGACCTAAGAGTGTGTTATATTTATAGCCATCTACAACGGTTTCTGATTGGATACGATCACCCATATCTTCTAGAGTCCATTGGAGGATGTCATCATAGTCTGCTTCAGTCAAAAGAACGAGTTCCAAACGTAATCTACGTTCTGGACCGCTCATCATCTTAAAGAAGTTTACAAAGTCGGGTCTATTGATTGGGCGTACAGTAAAGTCATCTACGCCAGCAGTCAAAGCTAATTGACCCTTCATAACGGAAGCGTTTTGATCTGGACCAACAGCAACAGTTCCGTTGTTTACGCGTGTAGCAGAGAAACCAGCATGAGCAACGCCAGCCTTTTCATTGCTATCCTTTTGAATTTGTTGAATACCGGCTTCAGCAAACAAAAGGAATTGACGATCTTCGATTTCTTGTAAGTTGTTCGCAGATTGTTCTTCAATCATTTTAGTGATTGGCATCTTATAAGCGAGCAATTCTTGTTCAGTCTTTTCGAAGTGTTCGGATTCGATTGTAAAGAAGGAAACGGCAACACGAGGTGCACGGATATAGCGAGCTCTAGCACCACCGCGGAAGTCAACGACCATTGCGCGTGATTCTGGTTCGAGTTCTTCAATCTTTACAAGCCCGTCATGTTCAGTAGAAACTTGGCATTCTGCGGGAGTAATAGGTTGTGGGGGTAATACCTTACGAGCAAAGGATACTTCGCGCAAATGGTCGCGGATAACACCACCACCATAAGCAGCGAGCTTTGAACGACCTTCTTCGGTACCTAACTTTTCCACAAAAAGGGAATTGATCATTTCTGCACTGTATGTCATTTTTATACTCCTTAAATACCAAACAAGATGCGGACGCGCATTTTAGTGCCAACGCCAGAGATACGAGAAATATAACCGGCTTTAAAAGCACCGTTCTTAATTTGGTCATAAGATAATACTGCGAGACCAGATTGCATTAAGGTGCCTTGGATTGGGTCAGCGGATGCAAAGTCCTTATAATTACGAACGGCAAAAACACCCACAGGCTTACCGATATCAGCAGTACTGAGAGCTGCGCCAGCTTCATTAATCAAAATACCGTCTGCACCACGATCAAAAATCATGGTATCAGCTTCATAGGGACCAAATTGTAACAATGGAATACGACCACCTGTTACGATATCCCCACGACCAGTTTCTGAGAAAAATGCAAAAGCGGGAACCTTGTTTTGTGCAAGGGTAGTACCAGCACCTGAATCAATAGTACCAGCATCATTATTTTGATTTGCATCTACTAAGTCAGCCAAACGGTCAGCGCCGTAATCTGCTGTAATTTGAAGCATTTCACCAGGTGTTAAAGCGTTGGTTGTTTGACCAAGCAATAAACTGCTATCGCCCTTCCATACCTTACTTGGGGTATAGATAGATAAAAATGGCGATACTAATTCAAAAGTTTGAATAGCCATCGTTGTCTCCTTTAGAGTTCATTTCCGATTAAGTATGATTCTAGTGCGGAGCGTGCTGTAGTAGCTACACGTCCTTGCTCGTCTGAGAGGGTTGCAATCTTAAATGAACCGCCACCATTTAATAAATCCATCGCTTCCTCAATCGCATTCATCTTTTGAGGATTCGCATAAATCATTGTTGCTTGTGTGTCTACATCTGTTGTATCAACAAGACCACGATCCGCCATCTTTTTAGCGAGAGACGCAGCCTTATTCATTTGCTCAAAATGTTGAACTTGTTCTCGAAGATAACGATTTTCCTCGTCTAGTTCTCGTAAACGTGTACTAGCGACCTTGATAAGTTGACTAGCTGCTTTAATTGATGCAATCTTTTTCATGTTAACCTCTTCTGGCTCTAATAAGATCTACAACGGATTGTGGATTAGATTGCTCTACTACACTTCCATTTTGCATATCTGTAATATAGGATACTAAAAGCTCAGCTTCCGCAAGTTTCTCTTCGGCTGTTGGTTCCATGTCATCTAAGTTAACTGCAATAAAATCTAAAGCAGCTGCTAACTTTTCAATGTCGGTGCTTGCCTCATCTGCGGTGAATACCTGTTCGGAAGTTGCTCTTTCGTCTTGGTATTGCTCACCGAATTTGAGAGCGTTATCAATAAGCGACTTTAAGTTGTTACTCATTTAAGACTCCTTAGTAAAGCGTATTCGTAGGTAAGGTATTCGTATGACCTTGAGGCAATTGTTGAACCATCTCCTGTGCAGTATTAATTCTTGTACTAGGAGATGGTGGAGGCGCGGGGGGCGCCTTAAACACTGTTGGTACTGGAGGTGTCATAGGACCCTGTTGCATACCTACTTGTTTGGAAATATTAGTCTGTACGTTTGGAGCTCTTTGTGCATTAATTGGGGATTGCATAGGATTCATACCTGCCATCTTAATTAGTTCACGTCTAAAGCTATTCCATACATACGTATTCATATATTAACCAAAAATACTTCCTACTAAACATTCGATGATGTATTCAGCAGCAGTGTCAAGCTTATCATTGTATTCAGCCAAAACTTCAGCTGTAGCATAGTTATCTGCATCTTCTACTTCTGGGAATGACGCAAGTTTAACATATTCTGGTTCTACATCTTCTAAGGTAACTGGATCGATACCATAGGCTAAAAGAATCTCGGAAGCGCGATATTCAGCTTCTTTAGCGAATTCTTCTGAATCAAGCATTTGGATATAAGCTAATTCTGGTTCCCCAGCTTCAAGGAATTCTAAAGCAATGTCGGCGGATGCTGACTTAATAAAGCCTTCGCCTTCAAGTTCTTCGTCCCAAGCGTTTGCAATGTCTTGTAAGGCTAGCGCCACAACATATTGTTCTTCAGTCATTTGATCGTCCCCTTCGTAGGAAGCAATTTTGTTTAGTTCGTCAGCATAAGAGTGAGCCATGATTCTACCCATCTCATCTGCTTCAAGAGCTTGTTCTTGTGTTAAATAGGAATATTCTTGTTCGTCAGAAACGTTGGAATTGTCCAATACGTATTCGGCAAACTTGTTCAATTCGTCATCGTTTAATGTATCAATGTCAATGCCAGCTTCTAATGCGGCTTGTTCTACAAATTCAGCTTGAGCAAGTTTAACTTGTTCATCATCAGCAGATTCGACATTGCCATATAACTCATTTAAAAGTAGTTCATCCATGGTTTTTACTCCGTTTATTTGTAAACTATATAGGTTAGTTTATTTATTGGCAAGAGATTTGAGTAAGTAGTTTGAAAGTTTTGGGCTAAAAGACGCAAACTTACTCATGCTAGAGCTTGCCTGCGGGTTAGACCAATAGGCATTGCTAAAGTATGGTATAGCAAATGATGCGATTTTTTCAATAACTTCGTCATCATTATAGCTACCTCCTCTAGTTTTTTCAATTTCTCGTTTCAATCCACTATTATACGCGTCAGAAATTAATGTTTCCATATTTTCTAACACATCTTGTCTGTATCCATGATACATGCTAGCAATCTTCTGTAAAATAGGCATTGCGTTAGAACACCCGCACCCACCCATAGAACTGTCGTCGTAGCTGTCATCCTCACTGTAGCTGTCATCATCACCACCGCAACCACAGCCGTTTGATGGCTTTGGGACTGCCGTTATAGTTATCATTCTACGAGTTGCAAACGGTGTTAAAGCACTTCTAGCTTGAAGAATAGGTGCAAGCATACTTGCTATATTTGGTGTCACGCCTCCTGTAGATCCGATAATAATTCTTACTGATCTCATAACAGGGACGTGTTCATCATGACTATCAAAGCATGTGCCGTCATCTTCTAAATCATCCGCTAAATCTGGTTGTCCACTTCTTGTTAAAATAACGCGTTGGAATTCTTTTGGCTTTAGAACAATACCCATACCAGCAGCTTGGCTTAGCGTTGACCCTAAGTCACCCTCAGATGCCATCGCATTTAAAATAGGTTTAGGAAGATCTTCGTCTGTACCCGCTAGTATCTTTACAGCTTTACCCATAGGAGTCGCATCGACATCTTTAAATATATCACTATGCTTGGATGTTTCGGCAAATTTAAATGATGCGGTTTTCATCTCGCCCCCCTCAATTTTTTTGGTTGTATCACCCGATCTAATTAGCATACTACTACCATTTGTAAACAACAAAGAGTTTCTTGGGCTAAAAGCAGTCTGCGTAATCAAGGGAATAGCTTTGCTCTCTTTATCTCGTTTTAGCATAGTATTTATTTTACCAAACGACATTGGTCGAGGCCTAAGTCTATCTTGTCGCTCTACCTTACGTGGTATTCTATCGACAAGTTTTTCTTGTACAGTCCCCGCGTTTTTTCTTAGATTTTTTCCAAGACCTGCGTCTCCCGCGGTCTTCTCTATAGAAGCAATCTTTTCAAGTACAAAGCTAGTACGATCCGCACCAATAAAAACAAAACTAATGTCAAAAAATCTAGGGTAGTCATTGTATACAAATACTTTTCTACCATCTGCGTAGATCTTTCCAGCCTCTGTTTTCATATGGTCGCAGTATTGAACGCGCGTCTTAGCCTTATTGCCACAGATACTACAAGTATCATAAGGTACTCTACAACCCATAGATGTGCTTGGGAATTCACCATTGTTAATACGTTCAAGTGTTTTAGATCCACCATTGCGAATACACTTCTCATTATCAATAGCAACAATCAACTCTACACGTTTCATCTTATGATTTAAAACGCTAAGAAGAACATCTCCATAAGCCTTTTCGGGATCTTTATTTACATGGTGTGCGAATGCATGTGCATTTAAGAATGTCTTATACCCATGTATATGTTCATGAGGAGTTGTTGTATGATCGTGAGCTAACGCCTTCCAAGGAAAATAGTCGTTGTTAAGATTAGCACCATAGTATTCCCCCGCGCCCAAAGCTATGATGTGAACATAAGTTTTATTGGGGTCAGGGGTTAAGTTCATCTTATATGCAAGGATTTCGGGGTGAACTCCAGCTGTCTTCTCCATAAGTCCAGGCGTACCTATGTCATTAAGGAGTCGTACGACCGGTTCTCCATAGGAGTTAAACGCTGGAAACATGCTCTCTTTAATGATCATTTACTAATCCTTTTATTTATAGGGTCTTAGATAATTACTAGGTTTATTGCCTATATGGTTACCAGACTTTGTATCGTATAAGATAGCAGGAGCATCATTTTTACCAGTAGTACCGTGGTAGCCCATATCATACGCTTTATTCATGTGATAAGCGTAATTCCTATTCTCTGCGTCTACCTGACCTTGCGCCTGGCCTTGTGCTTGATTGTAGGACTGATTTCTTGCCAATGTATTTACATCTTTTTGGTTTTTCATCTTAAAGTCTAAGTCAGCCTGTGCTCTACCGAGGGCTTCTCTATGCGCAACGTCGTAACGATTTGTAGTGTGGCCACTGCGTTCAATATCAAATCCCATATTATAAGCTTGATTGGTTGAATCCATATCGTACTTTTTATTAGCCATATTCTGCTGAAAAGTACGATCGGCTGCGTTAGCATTAAAGGTACGTTCAAAATTACCTTGTTGTTGCTTATCTCTCGCCTCTTGTGCTGTAAATTGTCTATTGAAGTTAGACTGTTGCTGAGTGTCTCGATCTTGTGATGCTTGATAATTCTTATTAGCCATATTCTGCTGAAAAGTACGATCGGCTGCGTTAGCATTAAAGGTACGTTCAAAATTACCTTGTTGTTGTCTATCTCTCGCCTCTTGTGCTGTAAATTGTCTATCTTGATTTGCGAGTTGCTTATCTTGATATGCCTTAGCTTCAGTATTCTTATCTTTCTCAAATTGGAATTTTTCTTTATTAAACGCATCAGCGGCGCTATCTTGTGTCTTTCGATAGTCAAATTGATCTTTTTGGAATTGCTCAGCTCTTTGATCTTTTTGAGTATTGTAAGTGTGTACTTGTTGGCTAAGATTCAAACGTTCTTGATCACGTTTGGCTTGGTCAGCCTTTGCGGAAGCATCATAATAAACATTTGTGAGATTTCCAACACCTTTACCAAATTGTTGTAAAGCTTGGTGTTCATAATCTGCAAGACCTCCACCAGCTGTACGATTGAGAGTACTATACTGATTAAGATCCCAACGCATTGCACGTCCTGTAATTTCTTTCATAACTTGTCCACCAAGAAGCGGATCTTTAATAACGCCTGGACTATGCATTGCCATAGAATTGTACGCTAAATCCAAATCTCTCTGTGAAACGTTTTTAAGCTCTGGGTGAGCATCTTTCATAGCTTTTAAGTATTCGTCTTTATTTCGCCTAATACTAGCCGCTCTAATTGCATCTACTAATTTAGGAACACCCATAGAGATACCTGTGCCAACGGCTGTAGCTGCTAATGCTAAACCGGTCTGGGCAATAGGTGAGTGCCAATCCACTGCAACCTTTTCAAGTGTGTCAGTCTTTTGTAATTCGCTAAGTGTAGATGCCACTTTTGTCATTACACGATCGCGTTGTTCCTCTGTTAAATTATACTTATCAAGAATGCTCATTATTATCTCCCCACAGTATGTAGTAATTTTTGTCGTTGATCTTCTAGATATACTGAAGCGCCTCTCAAACGTTTAGCTTCTTTTACAAGACCAACGCATTTGTTGTATTGGATTACAATTGGGTGTTCAGTGTTAGGTACTTGATTTTTATTTTCATGCTCTAATACAGGAATGTCAATAATAGATGCAATTTTAGTTAGCGTTTCTTTGTCTCGTGTACTTGCATCTAAAAGATAAGCAACGCTTTCTACACCATGCGCTAAGCTTGCTCGCTTACACATGGTATTTAAGATAGCAATTTCATTTTGTAAATCGTTATCAGTTCTTAACAACCATTCAGACACATGTGCTTGAGCTTGTTTAATATGTTCCCTATCACGTTTGTCTACTAAATGCTTTGGAAAATCTGTGTAGCTACTAGCTTTTTCAAGAGATTCACGATCAAATACGTTTGTTTCCATCTTTGGTGCGTCAGGAGGCACTAGATATTCCATACTAGTTGGCTCTTTACCACCGTGCATTTCGGCTTGCATTTTTTCTTTGACATCATTAAACTCAGCCAAATCGAATGTAATGTGTTTTGAGTCGGATGATTTAAACATCTCCTCGAATGTCACTAAATTTGCGTTCTCAATTACACGTTTTACATGTTCATCTGTAAAGTCGGGTAATTTACTAGCTACTTTAACGATGGCATCCACTAAAGGCACTTCATGTTTCAGAAATAGATCTGATGCACGTTTTCCAATTTCTGCTAGTGCCATCTTGTCATATATAGCCATTGGGAGTCTCCTATGAATCAAAAAGGTATTGATGATGTAGTCAGTACATACGTCTCTCAAAAGGATGCAGCGGATTTTTTAAATTGTAGTGAGCGAACTATCCTAAGATATAGGAAAAGAGGCGTTCTACCATTTGTCAAGATAAAAAACAAAGTCTGCTTCAAGGTTGAGGATGTGTCTAAGCTACACATTACTATGCAGAATACTACAATAAATGCTAAAATTGTTCAACGATTAGAATTTGCAGAGCAAGAAATAAGAGCATTGAAAAATAGAATTTCCGTAATTGAGTCTATCAATGGGCTTATATTAGACGAAATTACCGAACTTACTGATGAAGAGATATCTATTACTAGGGATTGCTTCAATACCATCATAAGTGCTAAAGAAATGCGTTGGGATGATTTAGAAACGTGGGCTAGGGATGTTATTCGAATATCTAATGCATTATATAAAAAAATTGGAGTTGATACTGCTAAACAATGTATTGAAAAGATTATTGCACTTCTAGGCTTTTATAAACGTAAAAATGCTCGCGTTCTTGAAACAAAGCTCAAACTGCGTCTCTATTCTTTTTGAGGTACTAACACATCAGGTCGTGGGTTTGTAAGCTGGGATACTAGGAAGCATAGTACTAGAGAGTGAAAGGTATCGTCTGACACACTCTTACTCTTTTTATACTCATTACACCTACGTTGTTCAGAGTATTCAGAGAATATATTAAGCATATCGGATGCAAACGGCTGTTCCCAATCCGACCAACAAGGAAACGAAAAAACATCCTTGCGTTTTATTGCATTGAATATATCCGACATTACCTCTGTACGATTGACTAGAAAACGCATAAGACCATTATCCCACTTTACCTTCCCCTGTGAAATTGTTGAGTATTGGTACTTAAATACCTTTTGTGGACCATAAATACGAATCAATGCGTCATTTCTATCAAAACCACCACCATAGTCTGTTCCTATCATAGATACTCTCCAAATACGTACAAGCTCCTCTATCTTTTGTATTTGGATTGTTGGCTCAGACTCTGGCCCTTCAAATCGTCTTGCATATACGATTGTAAACTTATGTCCAGAATAATACCCAATTGTAACAAGTGTAAATGTCTGTTCTCCTGTACCCCAGTCTATACCCATAAATACTTGCTTACCAATCGTTCCTTGTATCGATCTTTTAATGCCTGGTGCGTCCAACGTTATTGTTGGATTGCAGTTATCCTCCACATCTTTTCTTGTAAGTGGTCTTGTACCACTGTCGTAAGACAAACCAAGAACTTCGTTATGGAACTTAGCACGTGAGTACGTCATCTGCTTATTTAGGATATCATTCCATTGTAACCAGGGGACCATAATTTGTGGTATACGATAACCATCCATGGGGTATGGTACGCGTGGGTTCGGATTTAAAGATGCCCACTGACAATCATCATGAAGGACATTCAAAGGCTTAGCACATTTTGCACATATTAAACCTTTTTTACCTATATTTTCCTCGCCTAATATATTCCAGTGCCGGAAGTCGCCTCCCCCACATGAATCACAAGGAACTACCCATTCGTTTTGCGTTGACTCCTCAATCCATAAACCCTCAATTGTATTATCAAGAGATTTAGGTGTACCTGCATAGAGCTTAAACTTGAATGAGCTGTGTGATATACATTCTTCAATAACGGGAATATTGTCTGTAAGAATATCTTGGATTTCGTCTATACACACTAGATCTGCGGGAATACCACGAACACGGTCTGCATTTAAAAACGCATACCTAAGTACAATCTGTGAACGGTTAATAAACTTCTTTTGGAAAACGTTTTGGGATAGTGATGGGTTTGTCCACACCTTTAAACGTGGGCTTGTTTCTAATGGCTCTCTAATACGGTCATTAGAGAATGTTTTTGTCTGTTGATTAGTAGGTGATACATATAGAGCTGTTAAGTTTGGCTGAATACACGTAAGAGCTAATAAACGATTACCAAGATATGTAGACTTCTCTACTTGGCGACCACATTTTAATAATACACGTGGCGAAGTAGTGTCATATATTGGTCGTAAGTACCTACGATTACCAAAGGAGAATGGTAGAAGCGCCTTAGTCTTTTCATCTGGTATCATAATCGCAAACTCTACAAAGTCTGTTGGGCGTACTTCTACCATTAGAGAAGGATCAAGGCTCATCATCTCATCTGGTAGATCTGGCTCAAAATCCCACTCCTCTAGTATTGGGTTTGGATCTGTGCTATATCTTGTTACACGATAGGGTTTATCAACACTAGATCGTGTTCTTGCTGAATTTTTAACTATGGGCATGTACTCACCATGAATTTACTAGAAAAGGCTAATCTGCTATTAGGATCGGTCGGACGACTTATTAATCTCGTAACCTTTGATACGCTAGATTTACGAGAATCACAAGTTAAACAAAGTGCTGATCCGCTTATGATTATACTAGAATATAAGCTAATATCAAAAATTGCTCCACAGTTTCATACAGAGCTAAGAAAATGTATAAAGAGCACGATAAAGGATCAAGGAGCCTTTGCAGGCGCAATAGATTTAGATGGCGTATCAATTAAGGTTTATTATAAAAGACGCTTTGACCCCGTATGGTGTCCAGACGATGATAGTAATTTAAGCTAAAGAAAAACCTGTTTTCTTAGTCAATCACGTTCTTGTACTCGTGATTAAGTTGCACCGACTAGTGGATGATTATACCCACTTATTGGTTACTGTTGCCGCATATTCCTCCACCATCCTGACCACCTCAGCACGATGTTCTTCAGGGAGCTCAACGATAAAACCTGTGGTACCGTAGATTTGCAAGGACATTTCCACTTGGAAGTAAAAGCTGCCTCCTTTGCATAATTCTTCTCCCATACGGATATATGGCCATGGACCAGCGGTGCGATTTCCACGTGTTAATTGTAACGCCAATTGTACTGTAGTTTTTGTTTGAATGTCCATTTTGGACTCCTTTTGTTTGGTTTGTTTGGGTTGTTTGTTTGTTAGTTTAGAGGTTGCCTAGAACTTTGGCTACACTTGGAGCCATACATGGTTTGTGTTGACCTTTTGACAAGTCATATGCTTTGTACGCTTCGCTTAGTTCTTCCTTTGTGCAGATGATAGTGTGAGGATCGTACCCCTCAGTTGTTCTACCAATTTTGCCGTAGTGGAATGTTACGTACAAGGGATCGTTTTCCCCGCAAGCATTAACTGGTTGTGTTGCGTGAGATACACCACTGTTTAAGACTAGATATACTGTTAACAGTTGAATTGTGTGGTCCATTTTGGACTCCTTTTTTGTTTGGTTTGTTAGAGTTATGAGAGTTATGACTTTTCTCTCTTTGTTTCTATATACTTATCACAACATTTTCAGCACTTTTGCAGATTTTGATGATAGTGATTTAAGCTAAAAAATATCGTGTATTAATTCAGTTTACTTTCCGTCTTTAAACCGTTTTATTCCTACTAGTTTATTCATTTTCTTAGCAAATATTAATGTTACTTTTGAGCAAATCCATCAAATGCATTGCCCTCATAGTAAGGATCAATCTTGATCTCACCAAACTTTGCTTGTAAGGTTTTACCCAATACATCGATCTTCCCGAGTAATCTCAAGATCCTTGGTGCCATCAATTTGATCTTACTGATCACGCTTAGAATACCTTTGATTACATCACATGCTTGATCTGATGTGCAATTCATCAAAGTGATTTGTTCATCAGCGAGATCAAGTACAGCATCAATATCTTCCTTACAGATCATTGGGCACTTTTGATTTTTGATCGCATCATATGCTTCTCCCATTACTGGATAGATATCCTTAAATGAGATGGCAACTGTTTCTGTAAGATCCCAAGAGATGCTGTTATATTCATTGATGATAGTTGCAAGATCATTTGTATGTGGCTTCAATGTATCAATGATTTGTGTCAAAATGTCTTGTACAGCACCCATTGTATTTGCTGCAAATAATGGGTTATTTTCGACCATAGCCAATAACATGATTAGTTGGGTTTCTGCTTCATTGATAGCGTCTAATAATTGCTTAATGTCCATTTGTTGAGCTTCCTTCTTTGTTTCTTTCTTGAAACGGTTTACGCGTGCTTTACGAGCTTCTTGTGCTGGTTGTTGTGTGTTCATGGTTGAATGTACCTCTGATGGAGTAGAAAATGTGGACTTGAACATGATAAATAGCCTTTCTGAATGCTATAGTTGTTTTGTTTCTGTTCTATATACTTATCCCAATATTTTTAGTATTTTTGCAGATTTACTATCATCTAGGCGCAAATTATATTGCCTATTTACAATGTTTTGGGTCTATACCTTCAGGACATTCGTCTTTATCAATTGTATCAGGGTCTATGAACATGTCCACCTTTTTGGGCTCTTCTTTAGGGGGTAATGGAGCTTGAGCTAAACAAATAATAGAAAATATTATTACTAAAAAGTATTTCATCTTACACGGCCTTTTCTAGAAATTCTTTTAATGTATTTTCCCATACTCTTAACAGCGTCTTGTCTCATTAAATCAGATCCTGCCCTATACCCACTTATTTCTTCTATTTTATCCGCAATCATTGGTTCAGATACATGTTTATCTAGCAATTTCCCAAGGGTTTTAATTTGGTGTCTATTTAGTCTACCAGCCTTTCTAGTAGTAGTCTCGGCCATTTGATCAATAACATTTTGGTCGGTAGGTTTTAGCCTTTGTTGTACTGCAGGATGACTGTGCAATCTTTCTGGTACCCTACTGAGTACTTTTTGATTATGTTCTTTATGCTCCGACATCAATCTTTCCGCATTTTGTTTTATACGATTTTCAAAACCTTGCTGACCACCTCTAATACCCTCAGTTAGTTTACTAATCCCTTGACTTGGCGCAACGGTAGCGCTAACAAAATCGGTACCCTTTCTAGTCATTTCCCCCAACTCCGCTTGTCTAAAATTACGCATAATTTTTTGAGCTTCTGGCGCTTCATTCATCGTATTGACAACATTCATATCTCTTACATTCTGCAAGGCTATATGAGAGTGTCCTGGGCTAACGGATGCAAACCTAGATCCATGCTTATTATGCTTTGGATTAACCTCACTTAACTCGTGGTGAGCTGTTATTAACTTTAGAGCGTCCTTATCCTTTTGAGATAGATCATTAGGCGTTATGTTAGTGTTTGATCTTAAGTTATGTTTGAATAATAACGATTTAATATCTGCCTCAGGATTTACCAAGGCTACAGCTTTGTCCCTTGTAAACAAATCTTCTACAGTTTTATTTACGGTATTAGCCATCTTTGGGTTTTTATAAAGATATCTAGTGTTTTTATAAGAATTCGGCTTTTGTCCCATCTCAAGAGTCAACTTCATTTGATCTTGAACATGCTCAGGTAAAATCTTTAATTGCTTTTTACTCATAAAGGATTGACTGCCTAGACCAGGACGAGTTCCCTCTTTAAGTACCTCTACAGCTTTGCGTTTATTTAATACTTCTTCTGTTGGAACAGTTTGTAATAAGTTTTCACTCATTATATTTAAAACGCGTTTTCTTTGGTTTCTATTTAAGCCTTGTTTGTCAAAGCTTTCACGTACTAACATTGGTGCCGTAGTATTATACCTAAGAGTTCCCTCTTTTTCTTTGATATCTGATAAATTTTGTAGCTGTTTCATACTGACAGCCAATTTTATTAGATTATCATGCATATCGTTGCCCCAATTTTTCATGTAGTAGCTCAAAAACATCTCTACGCATTTTTTTAAGTGCTAACTCATTTTTACATAGGTTTTCTACTTTTACAAAGACAGACTCTAGGTTATCTAGAAGTGGGTCATTTATAAACTCTACGCTTATATTCTTACGGCTGTCTTCACCTAACGTTTCTAAAAAGATTGGCTCGATGATTTGGGATATCGCTAAAGAACTACATTTAGGAGTACCATAAAAATGGTAAATCATGTCATTACCCTTTTGTGCAAAGCTACATGTATAAAAGGTGGATGTAACATCATGAAATATAACTGGTTCCGTTTTAAAATTCTTTGAAAAGTATTCGTCTTTAAGCATGAACTTTACCTTGCTTTGCTAGTATATCTAATGGAATCGGTTTGTTTGTATTTCTTGCCAGCTTAAATTGTTTTAATTCGGACGCAACGGCTGCTAATTCTTGGTCAGCGGTGTTCATAACTGCGTGCGCCTTAGCAAGTGCGCTTACAGTGTCTGATAAAACTTTAATTTTTGATGATGACGCAGGCCAATGTTTTACTTCTTGTAAGGAAACGTAAAGAGCTGTTACAGCTTCTTTTACAACTTCACGTATTGTAACATTTTGTTCAATACCAATACGATATGAAGCGACACTTGCTCCACCAGATAGACAAGACTCAAATCCAGTGGCATCTGTACCACCTGGCATATTTGAAAATAGATCAGCCCAATCCTCTGAAGAAATGCCATCGGAATTGAAATAATAGTGTTTAATAATCTGAAGCGTTCTAACGCTAATATCTAGGGAAAACTTACGGTTAATATGGCCGACTAGCTGTGTTTCATCTATTCTACCAAGAATACCCATAAATAAGTCTCGCCTAGCTTGTGGATTATCAAAAACTTGTATACAAGAGAGAACAGACGCATCTGGGTGCAATAAATTATAAATCTTATGACCCTTTAAATAATTTACGCTATCGTCTGATGTATCCGCAATATTAAAACATTTGGGCTTGTTTGAGTCCAAAGACGTTCTTAACTCATTTAAATAACTCGCATGAGTATCTAAGATAGGCGGTAAGCCAAAATCTTTTAACGCATTTTTAACTGCGTCGTCATCAAAACTAAGTGTTAGTAAATGTTTAATGAACAATTCACTTGGGTGCTTTATCATACGTTTACGTCTCTCATGGTAAGTAGTCTTATACCATTGATAACATCATCCAAATTCCTAAGAGCATCACTGCACGCACCTTCTGGAATCTCTTTTGCGCCAACTCTTGAAGCCAAAAGCATATTTGATAACAAATGAATTGTTTCTTCTAGCTGAGGAATATTTGCAATAAAGTGGGAGATATTGTCAGGTGTTAGAAAGTTTAAAGATAAAAGTGTATCAGCAATCATTGGATCTTGAATTGCTGCCGCCTCTTTAACTAAGAAACGATTTAGCTTATAGATTGGGTGAGACAAAGAGGCTATTTTTACATGTTCTACACGTGGTGGTGTAAGTCTACGTAAGGTAGGAAACTCTAAGAAACCCTTGTCCATAATATGAATAGAGGCAAGCTTACTCATTGTATAGTCTGGATCGATACCAGCCAATGCTAACATCCAAGCTGTATCAGATGCGTCTAAAAAGTGTGTATGTTTTCTATCTAATTCCTCAAACGCTGGTCCACCAAGAGTATAGGTATTGTCTTGCGTTGCTCTAACTGTAGCCATTAAAGAAGCGGTCTTTTGTTGTTTACCGCCTCCTTGTTGCGCTTGTTGTTGCTGAGCCATGGCAGCTTGTTGAGCTTGAGCCTGTTGTGCCATTAAATATGATGCTGAGCGTTGGCTAGCCTGCATAGGATCTTCAACCAAAGGATTTGTTTGGTTCTTAAATGAAACCCACTTTACGTCCATTGGTATTGCGAACATCTGCTCACCCATCTCAGCAGGTGAGTTCATGCCTTGTACCTTTTGTAATTGGATTTGATTACCACCTAAAATAGTAGTTGCCATATAGACTACACTACCGTCGGGCTGCTGTTGCTCCCCCATAAGATCGATAGGTGCAAATGCAAAAGCTTTACCGTTTCTAACTACGTAGAAAAATCCCCGACCTTGAGGAGTTTCACTTGGTAGTGCAGTTGATGTACCTGCTAATACCCCTGGAATCATTTGGTGTGTGGCATAGTTAGACCCGTCTGTAAATAACGCCATTGGGATTTTTTCCATCTTAAATGATAAAAGGAATGGGAAAACCCAACCTAGCATTTGTTCGTTATTAACTGTGATTACCTTGTAAACACCAAAAGTTGAAACGGGTTGAAACTCGTCCATATCCATTTGCTCGGGAGACATTACTTCCATCTGTGGAGCCTGGACTGCTGCGCCGTCTTGCGCTAACTGTTCTTGTTGCTCAGGGGGCATTTGTTGGGCGGCGTCTTGGGCGGGTACTTGTCCTTGCTGAGGGTCAAAACCTCCAGGCTGTGCAAACTTTACCATAACGTTGTCTCCGCCATTCCATCTGTACTGGATAACAACGGGTCCTTCTGCTTCTGCAACCTTTACTAAATTATCTGTAGCCATTGGGCGAAGACCTAAAGATCGTTGAAATGCATCTCTTGCGTCATTATTGTAGAGTAAATGTTTACCTTCGTCTGATCGGACCCAATTTGCAATTTTAACTAAAGCCTTTGGTTGAATATACCCGCTTAGACTACTGAGTAAGGATGACGTTTTTACTTGTCCGGCTTGACTCACAGCACTGTTAACACCTCTATAAAACTGACCAACATTTTCCCAAGGAGGTGTTAGCATCTGACGAACGTCACTACCTGGTCCTGGTTCATTTTCATTAACAGGGCCATCAAACGGATCCATGCGCATCAAGGCTTGCTGTAATCTGCGTTCAGTTAGTGGAAACCCATCACCTGATTGGTCGAAGAAAACATCAAAAGGGGATAGTCTAAAGTTACGAATAACTACCGGAATTTTTACAGATGGAAGTGTATCCGCAAGTAAAGGATTATTTGTTTTTGGTGTAGCAATAATATAACCAAAGCCGTAGCCTTTTTGTGGGTCAGTTCTGTCCATAACAATGTTGCTATGATAATCTTGCATAATAGGAGCTTGTCTGTGCAACTCGCTTAATACTTGTGGCCCCCACTTCTTGTCATCATCTGGTAATGATACAGTTGCAGGCATAGCAATCTTGGTAAGTGAATACCTATCTCTAAATAAAGGAATATCAAACATAACTTCTCCTAAGAAAGTTTACTTTTTGTAATCAATTTTTCATTTTGTATTAAAAGCTCTAACGCTTGGAGCTGGGGTGCATCTACGGGAGCGTTTGCGTGAGTGTGTGTTTTAATCCACGGAATTAAAAACTCTGTTACAAGTTTTTTTAACGTGTCTTTCTCCAACCGTACAATCTCCTCGCCGTCCATGTTGATAACGAGGGGTTTACTAGTATTGATAACGATCTCATCCGCGTTAATTGTCATCTTACTCGCTTCATCGTTTTCTAGCAAGACGGATGCGTTGCCTAGGTTCATATTAAGGGATGTTTGTTCTATAATTACTCTACCATTTAAGGACAAAGGCCCCGTTCCTGTAGATATTTCAAGACCATTTCCAGCAAACAATGTTGTTGGTTGAGAGTCTGTGAACACTCGTAGATCAAATACATTTGTAGAATCACTAGATCCGGTATCTTGCACGCTTACAGAAAATGTGCCATTGTTTGCGTCTCCGGCAGAAATCGTTACATACCCTTGCTCATCTGTCGCCGATTTTTTAATGACCGCAGTAAAGTCTGTTGGCCCGCCTTCTATATCAGAATTTGTAATCCACTTTACAGAGCCACCCATTGTATTTAAAACATATGATGGAGCCACTGTTTGCATCAAAGCTCTTGTGGATAAAAATGCCGTTCCAATTGCTGGGCCAGAGAATAAGTACATGTCGCCGTTATTTCTAAGAAGAACTTCTCCGCTACCAGCTGTCATTCGTATATCTCCTGGAGATATTTGACTTCTCGTACCAAGGCTAGCATTATCAGATCTAGGAGACATAAAACAGAATATAGTTGCTTGTGTATATTTTGCATCCTTAGCATCCATACTAGCAGAGTCTGTTGCTATGAAATAACAATATGAACCGACTTCTGGGCAGATGTCCATACCATTTCCATCTGGACCTAAATAGCCTGTTGCGTATGGTATATCCCCATAGAATGAGCTACGTATATCTAAAGTACGTACATCACACGTACCTCTATCCGAATAGACCTCCACAACTATGCCTTTTTTAATCTCTGCGGGAGACTTAGAAATAAAATCACTTCCATTTTCCCACGTAGATTTTGAGACTTTAAACATTAGTAAACTCCGGTTGCTGACTGCTTCATGCCAAATTCCGATCCATAAGCGATACCAGGCAAAGGATTTATACCATGCAAGTTAGATTTTGCTCCCAAAGCCGCACCTTCGGTAATAACATCTCTAATCTCTTGGTAATTTAATCCAGCTAAAAAGTCGTTTTCTGTATTTACTTGAACAGCCTCATTGATACGTTTCAATGTATCTTTGGCGACAATTAGTTTTTTCTTAGAAACATTTCTTTCTGCATTTGTACGCAGCATCTGTGTACGTGCAATTACCTCTCCTGGAACAAATTCAAATTCTGGATCTTCTACTACTTCTACCATATTTGTAAGATTTCTCAGAACAGTTTCTACATGTCTTTGTCTTACACCGTAGGATCCATAAATTTGAGACATTTCTTTTAGCAAATAATCGCGAGCCATGGGCATACCACCAACCTCAAGGAGCTCATGAGGATTTACCGGCCCATCGCATAACGCTTGGCCTTTTTTAACCGTATCTCCTATTTTTACAGATAGTTGTTTACCACTAGGAATTTTAAATTCAGTTTCACCAATCTGTACAAAGTAACCACCTGCAACGTCATCTTCTTTTATATTAACAACGCTCCCATCCACTGTAGTGATAACTGCTTTATCTCTAAGTGTTTGGGGCATTTCAAAAAGCTCACTTAAACGATCTAATTGATTTCCCATTTTAGCCCCCGCACCATTTGCGGAACCACCAGAGTGGAATAATCTCATGGCCATCTGTGTGAGCGGTTCAGACATAGATTGTGCTGCGTTTACTCCAGCATTTTCACCCACATTATAATCTCTACCATGCTCATTAAAGCCTTGGCACTTTTTACAAACACCACGAGTTAATAAGCATGTGAGAGGGCTACGTAATTTTATTTCACTAATATGTTTTTGAATTTCCTTCATGGATTCAACAGTCATGAGTGTATTTCGTTTATATAGTGTTCCACCAATAGTCGTATCTTCCCCTAGGTATCTACCTTCGCAGTCAATATTTTTAGTTGGCATAGAAACACCATTCTTGGTTCCACAATCGTCCTCGGTCACAACTACATTGATAGCCAAGTTTACTAAATCTTTTGCCTTAGCACCTGGTTCAGAAGTTCCTTTAACACGAGCAAGTGTACCAGCACGAATACCTGGTAATGTATT